CATTATGATGACATGGACAAAGACAGCAGACCACCCAGTTGTTATCTACTCAAATATAGAGGGGTAACATACTGGTCCTGCTATCGGATGCACTTGCACGAATATTTTGAGGGACTACTTAAAGTAGAACCAAGTAACAGGAGGGGTTGATCCCCTCCTTTTTTTATGCTATAATTGTGACACCCCATACTAAATATATGGACAGAGAAAAACTTAAACTCATCGTCAAGAACCTTAAGTCTCTTACCAATGCGTTAGAGAGCGAAGTTTATTCTGATACTGATGCATACAAAATCCAGTTGCAGCAGGGCGGACCAAAATTCGGATTTAATTATGACGAAGGAGACGATGACGGATACCCAGACTGATTGGCGCTACAGTGATGAGCGTATGAAATATCGGGAAGCAGCATTGAAGGTGTTGCTTTCAAAGTTTGGTCACCAATTAGAAGGTGGCGTACCAAAATATTCTTCGCAGTCCATCTATGAATGTGCTCATGATTGGGTGTCTCAAGGAAACGTAAGACCTGATGGTATTGTTGCCTATTACAAAGCCTATTATGACCAGACTCAAAGACCAAATTCGTTTAGCGAAGAAGGCAATTAAAGAAGCGAAGAAGAAACCTAATCTTTATTCGGAAGAAGAACTTGCCTACATGGCAATTCAATTAGTTCGTGCTAAAATAGCACTGAAAGAAAAACAACTACGTCGCAAACAGGAGAAAGGATTTAGTAATGAACTCAGTGAAACTAGTGACCGTAACCCCAGACGCAGAGAAGACGATGGGGTACGTGGCGAGGGTGAGCAACCCGAACAACCAGGAGAATCCTAAGGTCGCTGGTCTGCTAGCATATTGCATCAAACACAACCACTGGTCTGTGTTTGAGCAGGCACACATGACCCTGGAGATCGAGACCACTCGTGGTATCGCAGCTCAAATTTTGCGTCACCGTTCGTTCACATATCAAGAGTTTTCCCAACGGTATGCTGACAGTTCTATGTTGGCAGATGAGATCCCTTTGTTTGATCTTCGTCGTCAGGATACAAAGAACCGTCAGAACTCTATTGATGATGTTGATCCTTTCTTGAAACAAGAGCTTGAGATTACTATCAAGCGACACTTTGAGAGTGGTATGGATATCTACAAGCACATGCTTGAGATGGGAATTGCAAAAGAGTGTGCTCGTTTTGTGCTTCCCCTTGCAGTTCCTACAAGAATCTACATGACAGGATCAGTTCGGTCATGGATCCACTATATAGATTTGCGTTCCGCTAATGGTACGCAGAAAGAACACATGGATATTGCACTAGATGCAAAGCGTGTGTTCGCAGAACAGTTCCCTATTTGTGCGGAGGCACTTGGTTGGTCATGAAAACACTTACACTAGAAGATTACAAACGGGCAGGCGAAGAGTTTTGGCCTAAGTATTGGTACATTGCTAAAGAACTTGGGGAGGATGCTAAACCAGAGCAGATTCTCAAGGTGATGGAAGCGGTTGGTGGAGTTGCATTGAAACTCGCACTGAAAGATAAACTTGCACCCTTCGGATTTAATAAGGAGAAAGAAGATGGCGACGTACCCAGTTATTAATACCAAGACTGGAGAACAAAAGGATGTTGTGCTCAGCGTCCATGAATGGGACCAGTGGAAAGAAGACAATCCAGATTGGACAAGAGATTGGAGTGATCCATCTACCTGTCCTTCCTCTGGTGAGGTGGGTGAATGGAGAGACAAACTAGGAAAGACACATCCTGGTTGGAAAGACATCATGAAGAACAAGGTGATCCCCAAGGCACCACGCAACAAAACTATTACTGACAAGTACAACTACTGATATGCCTGCAAGAAAGAAGACTACCAAAGCACCTGGAGAAGGTATGACTGCGAAGCAACGCAAGCGTCGCAAGCCTATCGATGAAGCATACATGCTTCCCGTAGAACCTCTCACCCATAACCAACAGGTTATGTTTGATGAGTGGGACAAAGGTAAGATGATCTATGCCTATGGTGTTGCTGGTACAGGTAAGACCTTTGTGGCACTGTACAAAGCACTCAAGGATGTGCTGAATGAATACACTCCATACGAAAAGATCTATATCGTTCGCTCTCTGGTTGCTACTAGGGAGATTGGTTTCCTTCCTGGCGACCACGAGGATAAGTCTTCTCTCTATCAAATCCCATACAAGAACATGGTCCAGTCCATGTTTGAGATGCCAGATGATAACTCATACGAAATGTTGTATGACAATCTGAAGCAGCAAGAAACTATCTCTTTCTGGAGTACTAGTTTCATCCGTGGTACTACACTAGATAACGCTATTGTTATTATTGATGAGTGTCAGAACCTGAACTTCCACGAACTTGATTCAATCATTACTCGTGTTGGTCAGGATAGTAAGATTGTATTCTGTGGTGATGCTGCACAGACTGACTTGCAAAAGATCAGTGAGCGCACAGGCATCATTGACTTCCAACGTATTCTCCAGAACATGGATGAGTTCTCACTAATTGAGTTTGGTGTAGAAGATATCGTTCGTTCTGGTCTTGTCAAGTCTTACCTTATCAACAAAATTAATCTGGGTCTATGAAGTTGTTTAATCATGTGAGACTAGATCCTATTGAAATGTCTGCTGAAATGGTGGATGATAAGCGTGTCTATCTAACACCAGAAGGATACAAGTTCCCATCTGTCACCACTGTGATTAGCAACAACAAAGAAAAGATGAAGGGCATCGCTAGATGGCGAGCTCGCATTGGTGAGGAGAAAGCAAATGCAATCTCCTCCCGCTCTACAAATAGAGGAACAAAGTATCACTCCATCGTAGAAGATTACTTTAATAACACTCTTGATCTGAAAAAGTATAGTAAGTTTCCGCTTCCTGTCCTAATGTTCCAGCATTCTAGGGATATTTTAGACCGCATAAATAATATTTACTTACAGGAAGCGGCACTCTACTCCAAACATTTGGAGTTAGCAGGTCGTGTAGATTGTATCGCTGAGTTCGATGGAGTGCTCTCTATCATTGACTTTAAGACAGCAGCAGAACCCAAGCGTGAAAAATATCTTTACGACTACTTCGTTCAGGAAACTGCATACGCTTGTATGCTTCAAGAAAATTACGGGTTGAGTGTTAAGCAACTCGTGACCATCGTTGCTTGTGAAAACGGAGAAACTCAAGTCAAGGTGCTTCCACCTAAGAAAGAATTCTTTATGAAACTAATGAGTTACATCGACGAATATCAGGAACGATATGGAGAAAAAACAATTATTAGAGGATAGATTTATGACTGCTGCGAGGTTCTCGCAGGAAGTGGAGAAGATTGCCTTGCACAATCCAGAGATGAATTATATTGATTCGGTAATCCACTACTGTGAGTTGAACGAAATTGAACTAGATAGTGTATCTAAATTGATCAGCAAACCTCTGAAGGAAAAACTCCGTCATGAGGCACAGCAACTCAACTTTATGAAGAAGACCAGTCGTGCTAGGTTAATGCTTGTATGAATGTTCTTACCATTGATTTGGATTACATATCAACAAACTATGCCAGGTTAGTTGATAACATCTATAGTAATGACTTTACTAATAAAAGGTGGGGAGAGTTCTACAACAACACTTACTACTCTGAAGATCATTTCAAAGTGAATGTAGATAACTGGTTGTTTATTCTTGATGTATATACAAAAGCACTTACGGAATGTAAGAATGTTGCTTTTGGATATGAACATGATAGTATTCTTTTTGATCTTGAGAATGTAGATGAACCTATCAACATTTTAAACATCGATCAGCATCATGACATCTGCTATGTTGATGAGCAATATAAAGAAGTCATTGATTATGATATTGTTTCGCAAGCTGATTGGGTGTTGTGGTTAGTAAAGAATAAAAGTCTTTCTAGTTATGTTTGGGTTGGAAATAAAAACTCCACCCCTTTAGACACCAATGTAGTACAATTAGATTGGAACTATAGTTCTTTTCTAAAACAAGAACTAAATATGGACACATATAAGTTTGACTACATATATGTCTGTGCATCTCCTCAGTATCTTGCTCCACATCATTGGTATTATTTTGACATCATGAAGATGTTGTACAAGAACTACTCTGGATCTGATCCAAAGATACATCAAGATAAATTTGGGTATGATCTAAAGAAGTTTTACAAGTATAAGGATAAAGAAGTATGAGTTTCTTCCAATCAGATATTATTAAAGGTGACATCCAAGAGATGTTAGAACTGCAGCAGTTCTGTTTCAGATCTGCTATGAATTTTGTCCTCTTGGAACCCGAGAGGAAGATGGAATACTTTGAGGCACTCGAAAAACTTATCGGGAAGCAGCAAATTTTCTACGCTCGTGCTAAACTGAGCGATGACCCTGAGGCAAAGTCTGTTGTTGAGACCATGAAGCAGGGTATTATCATGTTGGGTGCCACTCCTGGCACTACCATTGAGAGCATGTTCCAAGAACTCCTTGATAGAGTTCAAATGATGAAGGGACAGTTGAAAAGTGGCACAGGGGATTGACGCCCGACCCTGTGCCTGTTATACTAACTTCGTTGGGCAGATGAGTCAGGGAGACTTGACTGTACGTAAGACCCAACACTCAAACCAAATCCAAACTAATCCGAGGTAATCCGAATGTCATTCGCAGATCTGAAGCGTAAATCCCAGAACAACTTCTCTCTCCTCCAGAAGGAACTTGAGAAATCATCCAGCGGCAAGAACGTTGATGACCGTTTCTGGAAACCAGAGGTTGACGCTTCTGGTAACGGGTACGCTGTTATCCGTTTCCTCCCCGCCCCCGAAGGTGAGACCATCCCCTGGGCGAAGGTGTATTCTCACGCCTTCCAAGGTCCTGGTGGTTGGTACATCGAAAACTCTCTGACCACTCTCAACGAGAAGGATCCCGTTGGTGAAGTCAACCGCCGTCTCTGGAACAGCGGTAGTGATGAAGACAAAGAGACTGCTCGTAAGCAGAAGCGTAAGCTCCAGTATTACAGCAACATCCTTGTCGTGAAGGATCCTAAGAACCCTGAGAATGAGGGTAAGGTGTTTCTCTATAAGTATGGTAAGAAGATCCATGACAAGATCCTCGCTGCCATGCAACCTGAGTTTCAGGATGAGCAACCCGTCAACGTGTTTGATCTTTGGGAAGGTGCTAACTTCAAACTGAAGATCAAGAAGGTCGCTGGTTACTGGAACTACGATAGTTCCGAGTTTGATAGTGTCTCTGCTCTCAGCGCAGACGATGATGAACTGGAAGCGATCTGGAAGCAGGAGCATTCCCTTGAGGCATTCACTGCCAAAGATCAGTTCAAGTCCTATGAGGATCTTGAGCGTCGCTTGAACCTTGTGCTTGGCATTGGTTCACGTCCTGCTGCTGTGCCTACCGTTGATGATGAAGAGTATGAGCCTGTCTCTGCTCCCGAACCTTCTTCTTTCCGTTCTCGTGTGAGTGCTGCTCCCTCTCC